TTTTTGCAAGTAGTTCAAGGTACTCTGTTTCTGTTACTTCTTGGTAGGGAGCTTGTTTATAAGAATGATCTGAGTGTGGCAGAAAAGAAATTCCAGAAACTTCATCAAAGTGCTTATATACCCAAGCGCCAACTTCCATCCATTCATCTTCCTTTACTGAAACTGTAATTGATGGTTTGTGCTCACACCATGCACGTTGGTAAACTAACCATGTATTTAAATGGTCAATTGCTGTAAGGTCATTTCTAATAATGGCACCCTCTGGTGCTTTTACTGGAAATGAAAATACATAGGTATCATTTGGCTTCATGAAGTCGTCCTCTACTGGAATTCCAACTTCTTTTAAAAATGTAGATAGTGGATCTTTTTTATCTCCACGAACTGTACGAATATAGTATTCTGAGTGCCATGGGTGCATTCCTGAAGAAACACCAACTAGCTGCGACACTGTTCCAGAAGGCTTAACACAAGTAATTGCTGCGGACTGTTGAATACCAATTTTTTCTGCTTCTTTTGAGTTAATGTCTCTTGCATATTCACGAAGCTTTACAAGAGCGTCCTCAAGCTTTTTAAGATCTTGTTTTCCAGAAAAGAACTTATGGCCAAATTGACCTGTTAGAGAAACTCCAAGTAGGCGTTCTTCTTCTGTGTTATCTTTCCAAATTTTACGTAGATACTTAAAATCTGTTAGCGTTGACTGCCATGTCCCAAGAATTGTAGCAAGGCGTACTTTGTTTGAGACATCCTCAACTGTATCCTTTTCACGTAGTACGACTTCTGAAAGATTACAAAACTGATAAGGACGGAGAATAATTTCTGAGCAAGGATTCGTTCCGTAGTGGATTTCAGGGTCTCTACGACCATACTTCGCTGCTTGCTTCTGCGCTGCCGCAACGTTATAGATTCCACGTTCGCCAGACTTCGAGTCATAAAGAGATTTCCATTCTGCAATAAATTGCTCCATCTCTGGTTTGCGTGAGTACGCAACAGAGTTGTTTGAAAGGGCACGTTGTGAGTTGTTTTCCCACCAATTACCAGACTTAGCCTGTGCCATCTCAATATCATTAATATTTGAAAGAGAAATCATAGCAGAACGGCGTACTCCGCCAACTACAACAATCTCACCAATCTTACACATAATATCATGAGCTTCGATAGGCTTTAATTGACGACCTGCTGCTGATTTAAACTTTGCAATTGTAAAATCAAAAAGATTTACTAGTGGTTGTGGACCTGATGAACGTCCTCCCATTGTCTTTAAACGTGCACCTGCTGGGCGAAGTTTTGAAACATCAATTGCTGGAAGTTGTCCAGCCCATAACATAGCAAGAAGTTCACGATATGCTTTTGCCCATCCTTGCTTTGAATCTTCCACAACAATAACTGTAGATGTTTTTTCAAATGCCTCTGGGACGGCAGGAAGTTTATTAACATACTTATACTCAACAGAGAATCCTACACCTGTTCCGCACATTAAAATATACATGGTCTCGTCAAATGAACGAGGTGAATCTACTGGAATAAAAGAACAGTTGTATCCAGCAACATGGTCTCTATCTAATGCTGCACCAGCAGTCATTACAGATCTCATAGATGGCATTACGCTTCTATTATAAACTGCTTCTTTAAGTTCTTTTAATATTTCAGGACTTGGAGTATAGTTATAATTATCTTGTAGATGATTTACCATGAAGCCAAAGTATCGGTCTACTGTTTCACCCCATGTTTCACGACGGTTCTCTTCTGGAATCCATCTTGCGTATCGTGATAACGCAATAAAATTTTCGTATGGGTTTTCAATAGTCTTTGACATATAAGCTTCCTTCTCCGCCTTGCGGTATAGTTTGATTTTTGAGTGAGATACCAATTCTACCAAACTTTATTTAGCGTGGGAAGGGGTTATAAGAATTTTTCTTCTAAATGGCTAAAAGCATTCTTAGTCAACTCAATCCAATTATATTTTTTATGAATTTCAGTCGACTGAGTATAGTAATATGAAGATAAGGCTTTAAAGTTATCCACAGCAAAATGCATTTGTTCTAATAAATGATCTGCATCTGGTTTATAAAAACTTCCAAGGTGGGGGTCTCCTACAGCTTTTGGGACTCCTTCTGTTTCTGCATTTGTAAGTCTTGACTTCAACTTTAGGGGCCCAGTAAATTCTTTATAATGAGCCCAGTCATAAGTTGTAATTACTGGCATGCCAGTTGCTAGTCCTTGAAGCGGAATAAATCCAAATCCTTCTCCCCAACTTGGGTATACAAGAATATGGTGCCTATGATAAAGATTAACTAAATTTTCTAGTGTATATTCTTCTGTAATAATTTTTATATTATCAGCAATTTTTTCTGGAGTAACAAATTCTCCTCTATCATTGTATAATCTTAATGTATGTGTACCATGAGCTTTAATTGTTAACTGATATTTAGGATTATTCTTAAATAGTTTTAAGAATGTCTCTACAACTAATTGCCCATCTTTTCTTGGAGATGGTTCTCCAATATGCAAAAACTTAATAACTCCATCTGATTTTATTTCTCTTTTATATGGAGCCCATATCGATTCAATTCCATGTGGATAAACTGTTATTGGTCTTGTAATTCCATTATTTCTATATACATCTGCAGTCCAATCAGATGTTGCCCATATTTCATCACATAGATTCATTCGCTCTCGCCATTCATCACGAATTTTATCTGACTCCCAAGGAGTATAGCCGATTTGATATTGATCTCTGTGTAATTTATAGTGATGAGGCTGTGTAAAGTTTAATTGAAATTGAGCTTTAGGATCTGCAAAGTCGACTTTATGTCCTAATTCCTGAAGGGTCCTAACGATATTTTGACCCGCATATCCGAATCCCACAGCTGGATTTAAGCCTGCTCTAATTGTGTAATACGAAATATGCATTAAATTTCCTAGTCAACTGACTTGACAGTAACTTACCGCCAATGCTACTATTATAGTTCGTTATCTCTAAAGGAGGAAATGCCAATGGAGAATATCAAACAACGTTTGAGCGATGTTGCTCATAACTGGGCTTACATAGGAATGATAACATTATTTCTATTTACTGTCCAGCCTGGACCAACAGCAACTCAAGCATTGACGGTGGAAACACCTAAATCAACAGTACAACTAAAGAAAGAAACCTTAGAGAAGTACAGCAATACTGTATACAAGCCTTCTGAGACGCTAACAGACAAAGAACTAAAAGAACTTTTATCAGCTGTTGGCTTTGAAGGAAAAGCCCTTAAAATGGCTTGGGCTATTGCTAAGTCAGAATCTAATGCTAGACCTATGGCTTACAATGGTAACAGGAAAACTGGAGACAGTTCCTACGGAATTTTTCAGATTAATATGTTGGGTGAACTCGGCATTGATCGTAAAGAAAAATTTGAGCTAAAGTCAAACATCTTATTGTTTGATCCCGTAATAAACGCAGAGATAACGTATTATATGACTAAAGGCGGAACCGATTGGTCATCATGGTCTTCCCTTAACGGGGTAAGATTCAAGGAGTTCCTAGGGGAATTCTAAAAGTTAGAAAGGAAGGTACATGAAGATACAGTATGTGTCTAAGTACCTTCTGTTAGCAGAGAAGGGCCTTGTTCCTAGACTTGAATGTCCAATGGATCAGGGCCCTTTAATGCCTAATATGGACATAAATGATAATATATACCTATACTGCCTTTCCTGCACCTATAAAAATATTGTAGGTATAGATCTATATGAAAAGATTGTTAAAAAGGTAGATGGAGCGGAAGATAAATAATGGAAGATTGTGCATGTGTGGATTTTAATAACCGTTGTGATGAACACAAAGATTTGGTTATAGGGCCAAATCTACTTGGCGGAGGTTATGAGCCAGTATCTATGGGATTAATGGAAGAAGGCCCAAATCCTCAAGATATAAAAGAACCAGAATTTGAATCTGGATATATCCCTGAAACAGATGCCATGGGCAGAGAAAAGTTTTGGGAAGATTTAGGAAGACCAAGTGTCTGATAATCAGGAGCCATCCCAAAATCTAGAAGATAACCTACCAATGGTTAACTATATTATGCTTCATAGAATTTACGACTTACTCACATTAATTTCAAATAAGCTAGTTGGACCAGAAGATACATCCAAGATGGTTGAGTATCACGATGCAGGATATCTATTAGGACCTGCTCCATCTTTTACACCACAAGAAGAAAATCAAGAAAAGTAGTTGACTTAGAAAATATCGTATGTAATACTTAGTGTTGCACGGATTGAAGCATCCCACCAATTTTGCTCTCCGTGCTTGCGCTTAGGCGCAGCAGAACCCAATTGGATCCGCCTCCGATTGGGTTTTGTACTTTTAAGAGAGCCCCGTAACAGACTTGAACTGTTGACCCTTCGCTTACAAGGCGAATGCTCTACCACTGAGCTAACAGGGCGCACCCCTGGCAAGAATTGAACTTGCGACGCAGACCTTAGAAGAGTCTCGCTCTATCCACTGAGCTACAGAGGTTTGGCTGACCCACCAGGTCTCGATCCTGGGACATTCGAATTAACAGTTCGACGCTCTACCAACTGAGCTATGGGTCAATAATTATAAGTATACTAAATATAGTGCGAAATGAAAAGTGCGCCCGAAAAAAGTGCGGCGGGAATAGAAGACACCAATGTTTCACATGAAACAATATAACCCATATAGAACTAAATAAATAAAAGAATAGAAAATATCATATATAGGACTAATATACCAGCACATATTCTAGTCAACTGCTTTTTATTATTCATGATACTCCTTAAAGGGGTTATGAAACTCTCTTCTGGGTTTTACGGATATGAGTCCTAATTCGATGACAATTGGAGCAGACGACCTCACATTTAGCAATCTCTTCATCTATCTTCTTTTTAGACAGGGTCGGAATAAGCTCCATAACATTCTTATGCTTTTTACCACGGACATGATCAAAGTCCATTACATAATAGGGATAATACTCTTTACAATCCATACAAGGAG